CTCGTATCGACTCTACAACTGTCGATCTCCAGGCTCGGACTCGCCACTGGTGGGAACTTTCCCCCAGTGACGTTTTCGATAGATTGCATGGTGGCCTCATCGTCAGTGGTGACGACGAACTCTGGATCAAGGTTGACCGCAGCATTGCACGTTTTGATTCGTGCTTCTGCGACCAGTTTGATCTGGTGCCAGAGTTCCGAAGCCATGATTACAATGGTGATAGACGGACTAAGCCTCGTCGCTGGTCCAATTGGCGTTGGTACTATGTCCACGACCAATCAGATTTCACCATTGGTGGTGCAAAAGATGAATTGCACCGGTGGGCTACTACGCTCGCGTTTCTCCGATCACTCTCTGAAGCTTTGGAGGATGCGGATCCAGTGATTCGCTCTGGTCGTGTTCTTGCAACCGATTACTCGGCTCTTTTCAGACAAATCAACTGTATTACGAGCCCAGTTCTTCAGGTTAAGGCCATTAAGTTCATGACCTCATACCCCTTAGCCCTCTTTCTGAGAAACGATCTTCCGCCTATTCCAGTCCTCTCTGAACGTGATCCGATAACCTCTTCAACCTGGTTGCCGAATCGCCCAGAAATCCTTCCGGGTCCTCGTGAAATTGGACCCGGTAGACCTCCAGGTGTCTGGACTTTTTGGAATGATGTTTTTCGTCCTTGTGATCGTTCTTTCTATGCTAGGTTTCCAATGTTTTCTGGAGCTCTTAAGCGTCATCTTCGAAATCTTTGTCTCTCTCGCACCTCTTCTGCTCGGTCCACTACTTGTTTTTGGGCAATGTTGCAGGGTGGTAAGCGTGGTTGCCGTCAGGTTGGAGACCATTTTATCGAAGATACACTCATTGCGCATCAAAACACTCTCTCGAAAATTATTGTCCCTCTGGGTCCTCTTGACCACGAAGATTTCAAAAACAAGTTTGACAAATTGTGGTCTCGAATGATACCCGAGGATCACAGATCTCGAGTGTTTCGCACATGGAATCCAGATACAGACGAACATGAAGAGTATCGTCTTTCGGAATCCCAGAACTGGATTTCGAATTGGAAACGCATGATGAAAAGCCCCTCTACTGGTTCTTGTTTCGGTGGTACTCGTTCCACCGGGGGTCGCCTCGGTTACTTTCAACAGATCCGTTATTTCATGGAGAGTTCAATCTTTTCTCCAATGAAATCACTACTCGGGGACTATACACCTTTTTCCATGCGTTCGCGCCGATTTAAGGCCGTGATACGCTGGTTCTTCGGTGATATAGACCTTCGTAGTTATCATGAAGGATCCAAGTGGAAATCCGAGTTTGGTGACCCATCTCGTTTGTGGTTCGATGATTCAGAGCTTCTTTTTATGGGCTCATCACCACAAGACCAGTCTTATGAAGTTAGGGGCTGGCCCGCTCTTCGATATTCGGCAGTTACTTTGGCAGCAGATGCTCATGAGCGCTCTCCTCTTAGCGCTTCAGTGTGTCCAGTTTTAGAGCCACTTAAATGCCGTCTTATTACTAAAGGTATGCCCTTGTCTTATCAAGCTGCTGGACCTTGTCAGCATGCGATGTGGACTCATCTTCAGGCCATGGCTCCTTTTGAGCTTATTGGTATTCCTTTGGACCAATCGCATCTACATGGTTTACTTCAGCGTGAGAAGAAACTCGGCCTTGACTTTCCCGAATGGGTTTCTGGCGACTATTCCGCGGCTACTGATGGACTCTCACAAGAGATCAATCAATTGTGTTTAGAATCCGCTTTGTCTAGGATGTCCGCCACTGAATTAGAATCGCGAGTCTGGCGTCGAGTTTTGGGCAACCATGTCATCCATTACCCAGAGGAGTATTCTCCCGATCTTCCTTACGGTCGGCAGATGCTCCAATCATGTGGACAATTGATGGGCTGTCCTCTTTCCTTTCCAATACTTTGTGCTATAAATCTTGTAGCCTATTGGAGGGCTCTTGAAGAGTTTACAGGTCGCTCCTTTGATCACAGAGAACTTCCCGTTCTCGTGAATGGCGACGATATACTCTTTCGAGCCAACCATGATTTCTATGAGGTTTGGAAGCGGCACATCTCTTTGGCCGGCTTTACCCTCAGTGTTGGAAAGAATTACATTTCCCGTCATGTCCTTACCATCAACTCAGAGTGTTTTATCTTTTCTGAGTCAGGTCAGACTTTCAGAAAGATCAACTCCCTCAATACCGGTCTTCTTTTACCGAATTCTGCTTTGAGGAAAGATCAAGCTGAAAAACCGTGGATTGAGAGAATGAATTCTCTCCTTGATTCTTCTAACTGTGCTGCGCGCACGTTGAAGCGACTTATCCACTACTGGCCTGATGAAGTTCGAGCCCATACACAGGATGGGCGTTATGCTCTGGTTGGTGATCGTCGTCTGGGTGCTTGCGGGCTCATTATGCCTAGTTTCGACGGTTACTTTACCGTCTTTCAAAAACGCTACGGCAAGTTCCTTTTGGATGGATTTCACAATCTCTCTGGGAAGGTTCACAAGCTTCACAATTTTGCTGTGAACTATATGGGTTCTTATACAATCACAGATCTTAATCTTCTGCGTTTGATGCCAAGACCCATTTCCCGACGTGGTGTGATTGTGATCCGCGATCCTCACGAACCTTGTCGTCAGAGCGAACAGCGTCTCTGTGATATTCCTTTGGATCTGTGTCCCTCATTCCGTAGCGAACAATTTCATTATGTTCACTCGGATGCTCCTCAGTACCAGATCCGCCCAATCCCACAAGTTATTAAGGAACGTTTTTCAAGTTGGATGCGTCGAGTTGGTCACTCCGCTTCCAATCTCCTTAGTAACTTGGCCTTCTTTCCTTATGAGCCACGTCTACAACACCAGTACGTGGCACCCAATTTTTCTTGAAGGGTGCCCATACCGGAGTCAACTGAAGATTCCCGCCGGTATATAAATTAGGGATGAAATGCTACGGTCCCCTGATCTGGGTTACGATCATTTCTTTCTTTTCTTCAGTGGCTCGAAACTCTGCGATGAGAGCACTTTCATGTGGAATCTGCCCGCACAGGGAAGGACCACCTCTCAAAGTGGAAGGCATATTGGCTCAAGCGGTTGTCTCCTTGAGACTCTGAGCCTGGGTTTTCACAGATTCGGTTAACCCTTTCTTGTTCAACCCTATCTGCATCTATGCCGCGCCTCTGGACTTCTGTTCAAGCGCGACAGGGACGCCCTCAACAGAATGCACCTCGTCCTAAAGCGAAGGCTCGTGGTCGTCAGAAACAAATGCGGCCTCAACAGCGCCGCATGCCTCAGACTTCCATCCTGACCTT